GAACCCTGACCGAATGGGTATACAAGGAATACTGCGAAAGCAGCAGATACTGGTGCTGAATATGCAACACAGATCCAAGGACGCATACCTAAACGGTATGATAGTTCCCACTGTCTTCCCATGTATGCTGAGATTCCGATAAGGAAGTGGAAGATTACCAACTGGTAAGGACCACCGTTATACAACCACTCGTCTAGAGTTGCTGCTTCCCAGATAGGATAGAAGTGTAAACCGATTGCGTTTGATGATGGAACGACAGCACCAGAGATGATGTTGTTACCATACATGAATGAACCAGCTACTGGTTCACGGATTCCGTCGATATCGACAGGAGGTGCTGCGATGAATGCTACGATAAAGCATGTAGTAGCAGCTAATAGGCAAGGGATCATCAAGACACCGAACCAACCAACATAGATGCGGTTGTTAGTACTTGTAACCCACTCGCAGAACTCGGACCATCCAGATAGGAGACCTTGTTCACGTTTTTGAAGAGTTGTCATGAGGACAATAATTGTTTATAGGGCTCAAAGGGTAAGAGCGATATAATATTTCCACTAATCCCTTCACTAGTGGATATGAGAGACTTAACCCCGTGGTCTCGGTTTGGGGAATGGTCAGCATTTGCTCACCGATTTATTTAGTATAACAAAACTTCACAATTATGTCAAGCCCGAACAATTATAAACATTACTTATAACTGTCTTAAAATTATCTAATAATCGTATTCGTCTAAAACTTCTAATGCATTATTTAAAATGCGTTGAGCAGCACCCCTCTGTCGATCATCCCACTCAGGATACCAACTCTCATTAGCAAGACCAGACTTCATACCATTGAGTCTTGCCTTCATGTCTATTTTTTTAAGTCTACCGTTCATGTACTCTCTATACCTCGAATCAGGCCAAGGACAACTTGCGTATCGTCTAGGAAATATCATATCACTATTTATTTTACTAGTCTAGATTATCTTCTTGTTCTGTTAGTATTACACAATCTGACTGTGGCATAGCAACACAAAGAAGTGACCACCCTTCCTCTAACTGGTCATCATCTAAGAATGATTGCTCTTCATTATTAACACTTCCTTCTAATACTTTTCCTAAACATGCAGAACATGCTCCTGCTCTACATGATGAGGGAAGATCTAAACCAGCATCTTCCCCTGCTTCTAAAATATATTGATCTTCTTCACAATCAAACTTAGTCTCTTCTCCATCTGGAGATCTTAATGTTACCGAATAAGTCATGTAAAATATATAAGCTAATGTTATTTATTTTACAGTTTTATGCAAATATGAAACTTGTGAGGGTATCACCAAAATACAAATATGAACCAACCAAAGTTAAAAAGATTATTTGTGGCATGAGTAGAAATACTTAATTCATATTATATAGGTATTTTTATTCTCTATTCTCAGATCCACCAATAGTTAAAGTATTACCATTCTTAGTTGCATGTCTATAAAGTTTCTCGTGTAGAGAAATCTCAGCAATTGTGTTTTCGATTGGTTTACGATCTGGATTATACTTATAATCATTATCGAACCATTCATCATATGGTAGTTCTACATTAGGTCCAGGATAGGACATATTTACGCTCCTGCAGGGACGGTTGCCATTTGTCGATTATTTATCCTGATACCTTTACCACCATCATCATCGTCATCATCATCAAAACCACGAAGTAGTAGTTCCACTGTAACTAGGATTGCCATTGGATAAAAGATCCATAATACTGCTTTCCATATTGGAAATGTGTCTACTGCTGTTTGTAGTTCTCCCATGAGGACTTGATTAAAAAATTGATACGAATAGGTATTTATACTATGTAAGTGTACTAATCAGGGATCCTGCTGTAGCAGAAACTGCTAACCAAGGTAAATTTATTACCAATAGTAGTTTTACTAGAGTAGATCTCCTGATAGTAAATAAGGTGCAGGTCATTATACTACAACGTATGCTACGGATGGTGCGTATATAACTGTTGCTGCAACAGTTCCTAAGAATAGGGTTTGGATAAGGGTTTTCATGATTTGAATGGTGAGTTTGCGTATGCTTTGTTCACAGTATAGAGTGTGAAGAGTGCTACCGCAATTCCAGCAAACCCTAAAAGAAGGATCGGTGAATGCGGTATGTCATAAGTTGGAACGTTCATTAAACGAAACCTGGAATGATTTGACCTGTTGCTGAGTAGGATATGATTAGTGCTCCACATCCAACGATGGCTGCTATGCCATTCCATTTTTCAGCGATAGAAAAATCTACCTTGTCTTCAGTTTTCTTTGTTGTTTGCTTAGTCATTAAACGATACCTGGAATGAGGTTGCCTGTTGTTGCGTATGAAGCACATAGGACTAGGAATCCTACCATTGCTGCTCTGCCGTTTGCCTTTAAAAAGATTTGTTTGTTGTTCATTAGAATATACCTGGAATGATTTGTCCTGTAGTTGCGTATGCACCGAGTGCTGCGACAACGCCTAGCATTGCCATCCAACCGTTAAATTTTTCTGCTTCTGGAGTCATTGTTCTTAGATTAATAGGAGTAGAATTGTAAGAGACCTTTTATCTCAAAATATGCCAGGTATAACCCAGCCTGTGAAACCGTAGTTAACTACGGCAGCGAAGAAACCCATCATCGCAAGGCGACCATTGATTTGTTCTGCGTTCTTCCAGTAGTTCATTTAGAATACACCTGGAATGATTTGTCCTGTTGTTAAGTAAGCACCTAACAAAGCAACGATACCAATCATCGCCCAACGGCCATTGGTTTTTTCTGCGTTCTCTGCGTAACCTTCGTAGTTGTCTTTTTCGTCAACCCAAGGTGCTACCTCTGCACCAAACATATTCTGTTTGCCGTATTCGGTAGTGGTATACTTATCTGCTGTTGAACTTGATGTCATTGTGTTAAGATTAGTAACGAAATTATTTAGTAATTATAAAGTATGATATGAAACTTAACAATTGGTGTTACCCGAACAATACCCGAACAATAAAAAGGGGGTCTAATGACCCCCATAAAGTTAACTTATATTACTTGCCCTCAAAACCTGGTGGAATACGGTTAAAGTACGGATCATACGAAAACATTGGATTCCAATCCTGTATATTCTGAGAATCTGCTCTCCAGAATTTCCATAAACCTTCATAACTTGACTTGTGAAATACGTTTACATGTATATCATGAATTGAAGATCCCAACTCAATCTTGTAAAGAAACAATGGTATTGAGAAAGTATTTCCTGAATTGTATATTAAATCATCTGCTACTGCTCTAGGAAGAACACCCTGATCTAACTTATACTTATCACCTCTACAATGTAACCTAACAAGTTTTTCTGCATGATGTCTTGTAATCATATAACAAGCAGTAGAGAAATCATTTACAAACCTACGATGTAATTGAACGTACATCTGTGCTGGATTAATAATAGCAAGTTGTATCACATCATAATCATAAGGCATCTTGGCATAAAAATCTTTCCAAGTAAATCCCCAATGTGCTACTGGACTAAGATCACAATCATCTTCCATGATGATAGCATAAGGGTCATCCGTCTTAAGAAACTCCTTCATTGCTTTGAGATGTGAGGTAGTACACCCTACTTCACCACCAGTCATCTGATCAGGATATCTACCTTTAAGAATATCACCAAGATCATCATCCCTACCATCATAAGCAGAGATACGAGTGTAATTTTCTACCTCCCAATACTCAAGCATCGTTTTCATAGATTCCCATCTATGTGGTTCACCATCAAGGTTAATACAATATACGTGAGGAAAACCTTTGAGTTTATGTAGTGCTTTATTTTTATCCATTCAATGCATCCTTAATCCAGTCTTCAAGTTTAACAGTTGGTTCCCAATCAAAAGTTTCTCTAAGTTTAGTATTGTTAGCGAGACTGATCTTAGCTTCACCAGGTCTTGCTGAAATATTAATTTTATTATCTGATATCATAGCAGCAATCTCATTAATAGAATGATTCAATCCAGTTCCTACATTATACACCTGACCGAAACATTTATCATCTATGTTTGCTAGTGCTGCTTTTATATTAGCATTAACAACATCATCTACATGAGTAAAGTCTCTCCTCTGCTCCCCATCACCCACAATAGTTAATGGTTCACCAGCAGCCAGTTGTCTTAGGAAAATACCTATTACAGGAGCATACTGCCCCTTTAAAGGTTGCCTATTACCATATACATTAAAGTATCTAAAACATACAGTCTCCAATCCATACAGACTAGTATACATTCTACATAACTTCTCACCATTAACTTTAGATACTGAATATGGATTTAAACAATCATCAGGTTGTGTCTCTACATTAGGTGGTTCATTCATACCATAACCAGAAGATGTTGAAGAATACATTACTCTCTTTACACCTGCCTCTCTAGCACACTGAAGAACTGTACAAGTTCCTATAGAGTTAATACTAACTGCTTCGATAGGATTCTCTATAGCAGGTTGTATCCTTGCTTCTGCAGCAAGATGGAACACATAATCCACACCATCATATAATTTACGTGTAAGAGAATAGTCTCTAATGTCCATACGATAATTCTTACTATGAAAATTCCAGTAGAATTGATCATGGGCTTCAGAAAATTGATTATCTATAACTATAACTTCATGACCCATAGTTAGAAGTTTATCTACTAGATTGGATCCGATAAATCCAGCACCACCAGTAACTAAAGATTTAGTCTTCATAATATTTTTTCAGGTAAGAAGTAATTTTTATTATAGGCAAAGCATTCTTCAGTTGGATAGCTTGTCAGTTTCTCAACTGTTCCATGATATCCACTGGTCTGATAAAAGAAAGGATCATCAAATGCATAAACATTAAACCATCTTTGAACTTCAGCAAATCCAATATCCTGATAACCTTCTATTTCATATCCAGCATGATAAGTAATTCTCTGACACATCTTAATATAATCATCAGTTAGATATAATATAGCATGTCCACCTAACATATTATGAACTCTATACAAATCATCCTTCACCTTTTGATATTGTACATAAGGACCAGAGTGACCATTCATTCTACCCCAAGAAGATATTCCAAGATAAACTGCATCAGCATCTTCAGGAATCTCAACTTCAGGTCTAAAGTTCTTAATTTGACAGTCATCCTCAAAGATTATAAAAGGAGGATCTATTTCCATTAATGTTTTATGATGAGCAGAAGAACATCCAGCAATAGGATTATCTGGACGAGCAACACCTTCTATACGAAGTATAGTTTTAAATCCACACTCTAAAAGAATCTTTCTCATATTAGCATCCTTCTCAGTATGCTGTTCCAGATTCATATAGATGACTGGTATATCTCTAAGATCAACCTTTCTCATTATTTCTTCTCCATATAGAATGCTAAGACATCATCATGAATAGTTTCTTTAACGATATTAAAAGAAGTAAAACATTGTTTTACTCTATCAACTGTAATATCACTCCAATCCTCATTAAGATTTGTTCCAAATAAACGATAGTCATCAATTAGAACTATTACTTTACCTGAAGGATATAATTTATTAATTGAATCACATTCTTCAATTAAAGGACAATCCTTTTCACCCCTAGCAGTATTACCAGAAGACCAATGACCATCCAACCAAAATATACATTGATCCTCATCTTCTAATAATTTTAAAATATCAGGAAGAATCTCTGTAGTATCGCCTTTACGGTTGGCTATATTATCAATCTCATAATCCTCCTTGATTCTAGCAAACTGCTGATAATACTCCTCAGATAACTCAACAGTATAAAGAGTTTCAAAGTATGGTTGAAGTTGTATTATAGTTTCACCGAGATATGTTCCACTCTCAATAAAAACTTTATAATCATCACCCTCTTGTTCCAACTCATCTACAACTATATGAGTTAATCTATCTAATGTTAAACTTGTCATTTAATTTCTCAATTCGTTATGATTTTTCTTAAGAGCAATAATCTTTGGTTCAAAAGGATACTCTGGATTCCCCATCTGCTCTTCAGCAAAACAATATGAAGGAGTTAATGTAAGGGTTGGAGGATTATCTATAAGATACCTATTCATATGAGATTCATCATGCCATAGTGCTATGATATCACGCTCTAACTCCTTTGTCACCCTATTAGCAATTACCTCTGACATTTTCAGAAACTCTTTAGTAGATCCACCATTGAAACCACCAGCATAATAATGTTCACCTTCATCACCAGCCGAAACATATGCTAATGATTTTGGATTACGATCATATGTTCTATGTTCTTTAGGTGAGAACGACTGATATGGATGCATAGTAGCAACAAGATCACTTAAAACCTCATCACCAACCTTAGCAACTAAACCCATATCAACATCAAAATAGAAGCAGTAGTCATACTTAGAAATATGCTCTGCTTCTTTCATAAAATAATTATACCGTTTCAACGTTGGCATAGGCCAAGGTTCATGTTCAATCTGAGATACCTTAATATTATCAGATACCTCTACCTCATGTTCTGTAAAAATAATACCTTCTATCTCATGTCCGTTGAGGAAATGCTCTTCAATATTATTATACAACTCCTCAACAAATTGAATGTATTTGTTTGTGGCAATTGTTAATATACAAATTTTCATTTAAAAAGATCTAATAAAATTTCAGCAGAGCGTTCAAGTGAAAGATTTTCTTTTACATATGATTTAGGATCATACCCACCTTCCTTTAATTTTTTATTAAATTTAGTGAATGTCCTAGACAACATAGTTTTTTTATAAAATTTCTCACCACATCTTTTATCCCAATAAGGAACAGAAGATGCTGGAACAGACCATTGTATTCCCATATCATCCCAAGTCTCAACGTCCCATACAAATAATGGAACACCTAAAGACATTATCTGCTGCACTGCTATACCTTGACTCTCAGTACCATTTAATAGGAAACAGAAGTTAGCTTGATTTGCTAGTGCTAAAAATTCTTCTTCAGTATAATTACCATACTGTAATATCTTATATGTTAATTTCTTTTTCTTTAAAAAGTTTTCAACAATTTCCAATTCTTCAGGAGATCTTCTCTTATAATAAAGAAGACAATCATACATTATATTTCTAACATTATTTGGAATCTCTATACCCACTGGCCACACTCCAACTTTTTCATCGGGTAAGTACCACTTAGTTTTATAAAAATCTTTATTCCATTGTGAGGGTGCTATAATTTTTTTGTAAGAAGCTATATCCTGAACAAGAAATCTACCAACCTGCTCAAATGGCCATAATTGAGGTCCAATCAAACATGTCTCAGGATTTAATCTATCATGCTTCTTCTTTGCTGTAGCATTATATTGAATTAAAAAATTATTATGATAAACATTATCATTAATAGCATATGGAACTCCAACCAAATCCAAAGATTTAATTAGATTCTTTACTACCATTTCAGGACCACTGAGTCTACCCCCAGTATGTGACCAATAAGATTCTTCATACCATAAATTAATCATAACCAACTCCAGTTACCAAACTCCATATCATTTACATCTTTATATACACAATCAGCACCGAACCAATCTTTAGGTGCTATGATCTTTTTACTTTTCGCTAACCATGCACCCCACCAAGAGAATGATGAATTAGCTATTATATGATAACCACACATAGACATCAGACACAAATCATAATGATCTTCATTATCTTCTGATATCATAAATCTATCATCTTCAAAAAATTCATGCTCTCTACACCACTGACTATCATCTGAAAATACAATAACTGGCAAATCCTTTGGCATTTGTTCTAATGCTTTCTTATAATATTCAATAGGTTGTACAGGATGATTAGGATTATAAAGATAATCACCTCTTCTAATATGAAGAGAAATAAAATCTTTAGAAACAATTTCTAAAGTCTTAAACATATCCGAACATTCTTCACTAACGTCATCTTCAAATTCAAAATTATTCCTAAGTTCTTCTTCAATATTTTCAAAATACTTAGGCGATTGATAATATCCAAAAAGATCTACATCTTTAGGACAATTATTAAATAAGTTTTCATCAAAATTATGAGTCTGTTCAGCATGTAATGTAAACTTACTATGTCCAGATTTATCTAAACATATAGATCTTAACTTTGGAAATACTGTATAAATGTTATGTGAACTATTCTTTACATTAGTATCATGTTGACCAAAAGAATTAGGGTCTGCAATCATCCAATCCTGATTAGTATTAGAAGCAATACCTCTTAATGAAGAATATTGAAACATTTGATTGGCAAGTCTACCAAGATTGCCAAGTCTATTAAAGGAAAGCATTTTATCTAACTAGAAGTTGAGGTGTACCTGTGCCAAATACATTACATTGTATATTCATATCTTTTAACTCACAAGTAAATAAATTATTATCTTTAACATAATCCCATAATGTTTGTTCAAAATTTATCATATTAGAATTTATATGATCCCAATCGGTTTTATTTAACCAATCAATCATATATTTCTTTTTCATAGCAAAGCAACCAGTAAAGTACTGATCTGTGCCATCATTCTTACCATAAAAATCACAACCAGGATTAGTCTCCATTATATCAAAAAATGTATTGTCTGTAAAGTGATACCTTCCTGTTAGATACACTGCGTATTCATCATCAACCTCACAATCCTCAAAAAACTTTTCCATTGCCATTCCAAGATTAGACCCCTTATTACGATAATTTGGATTATGGTTACTTGGACAATAGCAAGGAAACTGTTCTTTTAAATATGAAGGTTCTGTATCAGAAATACATTCCAACCAAACAATATTATACCCTTCACTATCTTTTACCTTTGCCCATTCAATAGTCTTTTCATATTCTTTAGTTCTCATCTCTTTGAGATGATCTACTTCAGCACTAGTTACTAGTATCAGCATGTTCTTTATACCATTTGTATGTTGATTTAATACCATCTCTTAAAGAGATTTTTGGTTCCCACCCAAGAGATTTAAGTTTACTTACATTTAGAACTTTACGTGGAGTTCCATTTGGTTTAGATTCATCCCACCATATTATTTTATTACCCACAATATCAGCAACAGTTTCAGCAAGTTCTTTAATAGTTACATCTTCTCCTGTTCCAATATTAATAGACTCAGGTTCGTTATAATCCTGCATACAAACATAACAAGCTTCAGCAAGATCATCCACATGTAAGAACTCTCTCATCGCAGATCCATCACCCCATAAAGTAACTTTATCATCTGCCTCATGAAATTTTCTAATCATAGCAGGTAATACATGAGAATTTAGTAGATCAAAATTATCATTAGGACCATATAAATTAGTTGGCATTAATGAAATAGCATTAAAACCATACTGCTGACGATAGGCACGGCACATTCTAATACCTGCTATCTTAGCAGTAGCATAAGCATCATTAGTAGGTTCCAAAGGACCAGTCATTAAAGCATCTTCTGTGATGGGTTGAGTTGCCATCTTAGGGTAGATACAAGATGAACCTAAGAATACTAATTTCTTAACACCATTACGATAAGCAGCATCTATGACATTAGTCTGAATCATCAAATTGTCATGGATGAACTCAGCAGGGTATTTGTTATTGGCATGAATACCACCTACTTTAGCAGCAGCAAGAAACACATACTCAGGTTTTGATTGTTCAAAATAATAATCTACTTGAGATCTATCTCTTAAATCACAGGTCTCTCTTCCAACCCAATAAACATTCTCATAGTGTTTATCATTTAAATTACGAATAATTGCTGATCCTACAAGACCTTTATGACCTGCAACGAATACTTTACTATTACTGTCCATAGATACACATCTCCTCAACTAGTTCTTTAAATGAAGTCTTAGGTTCCCAACCAAGAACATCCTTTGCTTTAGTGGCATCACCCAATAATGATTCTACTTCAGCAGGTCTGAAATACTCTGGATCAACAATAATAACAGGTTTCTTTGTATTCCAATCAAATGCTGTTTCATCCATTCCTTCACCCATCCAATCTAACTTAAATCCAAAGTAAGGTGCTGCTTCATTCACAAAGTCCTTAACAGAATATTGTTCTCCCGTAGCAATCACATAATCATCAGGTTCATCTTGTTGAAGCATTAACCACATTGCCTCAACATAGTCTCTAGCATGACCCCAATCTCTCTTAGCATTAAGATTACCAAGACGTAAAAGTTTTTCTAAACCTACAGAGATTCTAGATAATCCTCTAGTTATCTTTCTAGTTACAAATGTTTCTCCTCTTCTTTCAGACTCATGATTGAATAATATACCAGAACTACAATGCATTCCATATGCTTCACGATAGTTCTTTATGATCCAATAACCATAAAGCTTTGCTACTCCATAAGGAGAACGTGGATGAAAGGGTGTAGTTTCTGTTTGTGGTGTTTCTTTTACATCACCATATAACTCACTGGTAGATGCCTGATAGATACGAACATCTTTCTCCATACCCAACATTCTAACTGCCTCAAGAACCCTCAGAGTTCCCATAGCATCTACTTGTCCAGTATACTCAGGTATCTTAAAAGAAACCTTTACATGACTCTGAGCACCTAGATTGTATATCTCAGAAGGTTCTACTTCTTTGATTATACTCATGATACTAACAGCATCTGTTAGATCACCATAATGAAGTTTAATCTTTTCGTAGATATGATCTATTCTATGGGTATTAATAAGAGATGCTCTTCTAACAATACCATGAACTTGATAACCCTTCTTCAAAAGTAACTCAGCAAGATAAGAACCATCTTGTCCCGTTATGCCAGTAATAAGTGCCTTCTTCATAACTTAATAAAACCTACTTGATATCCCTTATGGAATACTGAAATATCATCTTGATGATCATCCAACCATTTATCAATTGATTCGTGAAGATCTTTATAATTACTTCCATAATCATCAACCCATATTATACCACTCTTTCTACAAAAAGAAAGGCTATTATCTAAATCACGACATGCAGCATCTGACTCATGAGATCCATCAACATATATGAAATCAAATATTTCTTTATTGGTTTCAAAAAACTCATCACTAAGTTTTTTATGTGAAATAATTTTTTCACCAGCAGGACATACTGAAACATTATGATTAAAATTACTCTCTACATCATTAGTTACAGTCGTACCTTGATCACTAGTATCAAAAGGATCTATTGTATGAACTACAGTAGCAAAATTCTCAGCAGCAAAACAAGAGAATATACCCTCGTATGATCCAATCTCTAAAACTTTTTTAAATCTCTCAACGTCACTACCAGATAAAAATCTAATTAACTCTGAAGATTTAAAATAACCAAAAGTATCTTTGTACATTATTCTCTCTCTAGTGTAATGTGTTTTCCTTTATTAGAATTATATTGTAAAAAATCAACACCTTCATATAAATTTTTTTCGTCAATTTGATAATTAGTCCAATCACCAAAGTAAGGTCTATCTACATCTATTATACCTGCTATAGCATCTAAAGATGATCCAACATCCAAAAAGACTGCATCAGTATATTTTTTAAGTCTATGAATTAATCCAGACTTAACATGACCCATACCCATTAAGAATATTTTAGATGTTGATTTCTCAAGTTGTTCGCCAACCATCTTCTCTGTAGCATCAATATCATCACAAGCAAACTTCTGAGGAAGAGAAATATAATCCTCAAACTTTTCAAGTCCAAGATACTCTTGATACTGAGGTGCTTCTATTATATTCTGAATGATATTCATTTTAGTATCAGCACCAATCAATCCTATCTTACCAGCAAACGTTTTGAACAACCATTTATTAGCAACTAAACCATACCCAAACTCGGCAGGAAAATCTATTTCCTTATCAATAACCTCAGAAAATCTCTGTCTATTCTCAGGATAAATTTCACATGTATAGTAATCACATAATTGTGCACCCTCTACAAACTTATCATGATCTATAGAATCATAATTCTTACTAAGTGCTCTCTTACCAGGCGTGGCACTACCCACACCTTGTTTTTTTAAAAAATAATAATCACCATCACCATACTTATAGTAAGTAGATGATTTATTATGTTTAACCTGTTGTATTAATAACTTCTTAAAGAACTCTAATTTTTCTTGAAAGTCTGGACAAGAATCTTTGTTATGGAAACAAGGATTCTGATCATTATTAACAGATCCATCTATCTTATAAAGATCCAAATACATAATCAATTCCTCTCCTCAACAATAGCACCATGATGGATAATATAATCATCTGTAACATATGTATGCTTCATCTCAGAGAAGTATTCTCTAACCCAATAGATCACATAATCAATATCTTCATCAGTCATAGCAGGATGACATGGAAGAGTTATCAACTTTAACCACTCTTTATCTGCTACAGGACATGCTCTACTATCCTTAAAAATACTATGTTGATGTAATGGTTTATAATGCACTCCTGTATGTATCTTCTTCTTACCCAAATAGTCTATCATATGACTTCTATTTTCAGCAGGAACTCTAGCAGAATAATGCTGAACTGTTTCACTCCAAGCAGGTGTTCTAATATGTTGCTGTAGCATAACATTATATAATGCCTGAATATGTCTTCTACGTTCAAGATGTTTGTCCAACTTCTTCATCTGCTCTAAGCATATAGCAGCAGTTAGATCTATCATGTACGCTTTGTATCCTATTTCAGACACATCATAATCCCAAGAATATCCTGGTCTACCTGTTAGACCATCTTTCTTTGTTCGAGAATATGTACTACTAATACCCAACCATGTCATAGGAACTAACTTTTCATATAATTCCTTATCATCGGTGGTAATCATTCCACCATCACCACATGGCATAGTCTTTACTGCTTGGAATGACCATACAGCAGCATCTCCTTTACTACCAGCACCAGGTGTATAACAACTATGAGCACAATCTTCTATAATAAAACCATCATAGAACTCACGAATCTCATCTATAGGAGCAGGAACTCCAGCATAATTAACAGCAATAACTGCTTTTGTATTTGGTTTTAAATTCCTTTTAACATCTTCAGGACATATATTAAGATCATCTTCTCTAACATCTACAATATTTGATGTACAATTATTCCATAAAGGAACCATAGCAGTAGTCATAAAAGACATTGTAGGATTGATTACATCACAATCCTTTATACCTTTTGCCTTCAATAATAAATCCAATCCAGCAGTATTACTAGTGATTGCTATAGCATACTTAGCACCAACCATCTCAGCAAATTCTTTTTCAAACTGAGATACTTTTGGACCTTTACCCCACCAACCACTTCTAATAGATTCTGCTATGGATGCAATCTCTTCATCACCACCAACAGGACGAAGAACTGGAATAACATCATCTCTTACTCTATTCTCTCTTAATTTCATTATCAATAAACCGTTACAAATTTTTCACACTTTTCAAAGGTATCTCCTTTAGACCAATCCTTCTCAGATAGAATAGGTTCTCCTTCAAATGGCCAATCTATACCCAACTCCTCATCATTCCACATTAAAGTTCTTTGCCCTACAGGATCATAATAATTAGTAACCTTATATTGTACTTCAGTATTATCTGCATACGTATAGAATCCATGAGCCATACCTGCTGGAGCCCATAGCATTAGATCTGGTCTATTCAGATCTACACCAAACCATCTACCAAAAGTATCTGATGATTTTCTAAGATCAACAATGACATCATATACAGCACCTTGAGTACATCTGATTAACTTTCCTTGTGGTTTAAATTCATTCTGATAATGAAGACCTCTTAATACACCCTTCTTAGATCTTGATTGATTATCCTGAACAAAATTAGGTAAACCAAATTCTTGATGATTCCATGTCTCCATAAAGTACCCACGTTCATCGTTGTATCTTTCAACTTCAAATAAAAGAGCATCCTTGATACAGGTTTTATGCGTTTTCATACCATTCTATAGTTTTAATTAATCCATCCATGAGAGAATACTCAGGTTTAAATGCTACTGTACTCTTTATTCTAGCATTGTCAATAGCATAACGCAAGTCATGTCCTGGTCTATCATCAACATATTGTATCAAATCTTCACTAGCACCCATTATTTTTATAATCATTTTAACCAAATCTATATTTTTAACTTCACACTCACCACCAATATTATACTTCTGACCTTCTCCACCAGCATACCATAGATCCAGTATAGCCCTACAATGATCTTTAACATAGATCCAGTCTCTTATATTTTCACCTTTACCATAAACAGGTATTGGTTTATTCTGAAGTATATTAGATATTGTTTTAGGAATTAATTTTTCTTTATGTTGTCTAGGTCCATAGTTATTAGAACAATTAGTAATAGTTGTAGGTAATCCATATGTATTATGATAGGTCATTACAAAATGATCACTAGATGCCTTTGATGCAGCATATGGATTTTGTGGATCATATGGTGTAGTCTCAGTAAAAGGTGGATCATCATATCCTAATGACCCATAGACTTCATCAGTTGATATATGATGAAACTTTTGAACATCATATTTTACTGAAAGATCCAATAAATTGATCGTCCCAATAATATTAGTGTCAATAAAAGGAGATACGTCACCAATCGAATTGTCAACATGAGTTTCAGCAGCAAAGTTAAATATGTACTTGGGTCTATACTGTTGGAATAAGTCTTCCAATCTACGCTTATACGCTATATCAACCCCCTTAACAATAACCGATAGTGGAGATAGGTTATCAGGATCTCCAGCATAAGTTAACTTATCTAGAACAACTATATCATCATAACAGTTACCCTTTAACAAATGTACAAAATTACTGCCTATAAAACCAGCACCACCAGTAACAAAAATAGTCATAATAAAGATTTTAAATACTTTCCATATCCACTTTTTAAATAGAAATCAGATAGATCTGATAACTCATCTCTAGTTATCCAACCATTTTTATATGAAATCTCTTCTGGACAAGATATTTTATATGATTGAACTTTCTCTATTGTAGCAATAAAATTAGATGCTAACAACAAAGAATCAAATGTTCCAGCATCAATCCATGTTATTCCTCTATTCAAATGTTCAACATTTAATTCATCATTCTCTAAGTACCTATTCCAAATATCTACAATCTCTAGTTCACCTCTTATAGAAGGTGATAATTCTTTAGCATATTCTACTGCTCTCTTATCACAAAAATATAACCCAATAGTCGCCCTCTTTGACTTTGGATGTTTTGGTTTTTCTTCTATTGATATTACTTTACTACCTTTATATTCTACTACACCAAACCTTTCTGGATCTTTAACTGCATAAGAAAATATAGTAGCACCCTTATTATTCTTACACTCTTCTAATATCTTATCCAAATTATTACCATACAATATATTATCACCAAGTATCATACAAACATCATCATCACCAATAAAGTCTTCACCTATTATAAGAGCTTCTGCTATTCCATTAGGGTTGTGTTGTTCTTCATATGTTAAAGAAACACCATACTTAGACCCATCCCCAAGTAGTTCTTTAAACTGATCTATGTATTCTGGACTAGTAATAATTAATATATCTTTAATACCAGCAATCATTAAAGTACTTAAGGGATAATAGATTAGTGGTTTATCATATACATTCATCAACTGTTTAGATACAACCATTGACGATGGATACAATCGGGTTCCTTGACCCCCAGCTAAAATTATCCCTTTAAGCATTACAAAAGAATAGCACCAATAATAAATCCTTTACCAAATGCAAGACATAACATTTGATAATCTGTTAGTTTAAACTTCTCTTGAATTTTCTTTGCCCATTTCTTATCCCATTCTTTGAGATTATGAAATGCTTCTTTAATGTTTAAGTTCCACATTAGTCTGTCTTTTTAAATTTAAAGTACCTTTGAATGACATCAATCTGATCCTGATACTTAGCGATCATATTTAATTCATTCTCAACAGCATCCATAATATCAGAGTGTTCTCCAATACCTGCTGGATTAGTCAAATAAATTTCAACATTTGCTTTATGTTTTTCTATATCACCTTGAGCATGTGCTAAAAGTGCTTTGATCATTTGATCTCTCATTGTACCCACCTTGTTACAGTTAATTCTATTGAGTTGTCGTTCATCTCCCACTCTTCCTCAACTTCAAATCCTAGTTTCTTAACAGTGTTTCTAACTGTTAGTCTAGCATACTGTTGAGTTACTTTATCTATAAACCTCTCAACTGGAACTGGCTGATTCCATGTTTCAAGATCTGCAACTAATTCATAGTCACCTGTATGAGGATTCATACGAAACCCAATATCGGTTCCAATAGCAACTTCTGCTTCAACTGTTTCATGACCAATACCATGATTACCAGTCACATACAGTTCCTGATCTTGTTTTACTTCATACTGAAGAACTTCAAGTGCTTCCTGTAATTCAGGTTTATGCTTGATCCTTGTTTTTATTGTGCTGAAATGTGACATTTTCTATTTTTTGGTGGAGATAATATTCTGGTTTATGAGTTACAGCAATAACATTGCCGAGTTTATTCTCTATTGATTTAGTAATATCTTGACATTCATTACCAATAGCACCAGTAACTTCTTCAAATACAGTACCATCTTGTCTGATGGTAAACTTAATTGTCTGCTGTTCAGGCATAATTAAAATTGTTTAGGATGGGTTACTACATCACCATGTATCTCACCGATATCATCTATGTGAGCATGATCAATCTTCTCAATATGTAGGTGCTCTAAAGCATTGGCAATTCTTTCCAATGCTGATGCAATCCTAGTGAACTCTTCACTCATAACTTCTTGCCTCATCTTTAGTGTAGCAAGGAACACCAGCAGGATCAAGCCATTTGGTGTATTCAAAATCTTCCATAGCTTGAGACAACTGCATTCCGTTATCACAAAGATACATATCCTTCCATCTAGGGGAATTACTATCCATCTTCTGGATACGGAAATCAGGTTTACCGTTTTCTAGAGTACCGTTCTCAACATAACGATAAGGGAATCTTTCAAGAAGAACAATCATTTTATACCTCTACTCCTTCAAGATCTTCTGCTACACACTCCATTATAATATTATAATCTGCTTCTGGATCCTCTCCTGAAAGGTTTACTAATCCCTCCCCAACATAATAACGTTTAACTTTTTTATACAACTTTGGGTTCTTTACATCAAGAAATAATTCTTTGTTAGCAGCAGCACGAAGTGTCTGCAGATCTTTCTTAAATTTGGAAGTAAGCGTCATTGCTCTGAATAGTTTACCCTACTATTATAATGGATGTAAACTATCTAGTCAAGCTCTTGAAATAATTCCTCCATCATCATCGTCATCGTCATCATCTTCATTCAATTCCTCTATCCTATCTCTTAATGACTGCTGTAAAGGATCTAGATTATGAAGTGCTGGTGAATCTAATTTAAATCTAGGATCTTGTTCCTTCTCAGGTTCATCAAATCTAACTACCAAAAGTTCATCACCAACCTCTACTTCTTCCATTTCTGGATGAATAGACCTAGTAACATATCTCTTCTCTTCTTTAATAACTTTTCTACCATCCATCTCAGAAGCAACAGACCATCCCCTTGCTATCAATCGTACAGCATAAAACAATAATACAAACCAAGTTAATAAAAAGAAAGCAGCCATTAGTTTTCCTCTGTTGGTAAATTAAAAATGGTCAACCACGCAATTGATAAAACAATAATAAAAAATACTCTTATCGAACTGGGTGATGTGTCGATCATTGAACTGGAAGGAATAAGAAATCTGGGAAGTAATAATTAA